TCTTTAGTGGCTACTATCCATTCAGAGATTATTATATGCGTGGCAGCAACTTCTCATTCAACGGAGCAATAAACGTAGGTGCATTAAGTGACCGCATAGACCAAGGTAAAGCAGACTTCAGTGAATGGGGACCGGGCATAGATGTATATGCCGCAGGTGAGCGTGTAATGGGTGCAATGGAGAAAAGTGAAATTGCCTTTGGTAATCCCTATTACGGACAGGAAAGCAATACACCAAAACATGATACAATGGGATCGCAAAACGGCACAAGTTATGCCTCACCTTTCGTAGCAGGTTTGCTGGCTTGTTTAGCAGAAGTATATCCTACACTGACACAGGCACAAGCAAGAACATATTTACAAAACAATGCTGTCACAGGATTGATGGCGGACACAGGGGACACTAGCACAGCCTGGTCACCAACAGAAGTAAGTGGATCTACAGCCGCTTGGTTTGATGCTTCAGATACCAGTAGTTATACACTGAGTGGATCAAATGTCACTGCAGTCACAGACAAAAAAGGCAATGCCACAGTCACAGTAAACGGCACACCTAATGTATCTAACACACTTGATAGTAAGAATGTTTTTACATTTGTTCCAGATGAAGATTTTACAACTGACGAATTTGCTCAAGTTGACAGTTTAGGTAATCACTGGGCCATTGGACTGTTCCAGTGGAATTCCATCAACAACATTCGAGATTCGTTTTGGAGTGTAGAAAACAATACTGTATCGGCGAGTAGTAAAAGAGACTATAGTGTAAGTTCTAGTAACTCAAGTGCATTTGACGGTGAGTTGGATTTAGATGGATTGAGTTCAAGCAGGATATCGTCAACCATAGGAAACGCAGAGACTTTTGATTCAGGCATAGCACAAAACACTTGGGTTATTATATGTGCTATATTCAACAAAACAGGCAACCAGATTGCTGTAAGGATAAATGGTTCAAACGCATTCACTCCCGTTAGCGACTACGACAATAGTCTAAGCACCAACTTAGATTTGCGATTCTTTAGAAACAGAGCCAACGTGAGAATGGGCGGTCAAATGGCAGAGTTTGTAAGTTTTGCTGCGATGCCAGGACTTGGCGGCACAGACGTGAGTGAAGTACAACGTATGGAAGGATACCTTGCTCACAAGTGGGCACAAGAAGGAAGTTTGCCTTCAGATCATCCATACAAAAGCAGTGCGCCAGCAACAGATGTTTTAACCACTGATACTTCTACAAGAGTTACACTTGACGGTAGCAACATTGATAGAATAACACTATGGAAGAATCACAGGCAAACATCAGGTAATATGGTGTTCAACACATACAACAAAGACGTAAATAGTCGTCCTACAAGTGGATTAATGTATCCTAGAGTTAGAACACGTAGGCGTGGATAGGATAAATAATTGCATGTTATTATTTGAATTAGACGCACCAGCATTTACACAAGTATCAGCGAGAGTTGATATGTTCAGTAAAAATCCAAACATTCCTACACGAGAAATAGGAAATGGGTCGCCTATTGTAGCACACGCTGAGGATAAAGACGAACCACAGTATCAAGATAGCACAGCGGCTATGAAAACTGATACTCGTAAGACACGTCTTACCCTAGAGCAATTAAGCAAATTGCGCAAACTTAGCGACCTTAAAGCAGTAGAATATCAAGAGTCTATCAAAGAGATTCGCAAGCAATTTGCACCTGCACCAGCAGCATAACCCCTTAGTATATTTTTGAGTCCAAAAAGTACGCATTTTACCCTATATAAATAGTTATTACTAAATAAAACTACAAATGCCTTATGAATATAGGAGTTATACAAATGACAAGCAAGTATGAGCAATTGATTGAACTGTTTATCGCAGAAGATGAGCAGGGCGCAAAAGATTTGTTCCATGAAATCGTGGTTGAGAAGTCACGTGACATCTATGAGAGTCTCACAGATGAGGATCAAGTTGAAGAAACTGCAGAAGTAGACGAAGATACAGTCGAAGAAGATGAAGCAGTAGAAGAAGAATCAGATTTTGACGAAGCAGAACTAGGTGGCGATGCTGCCGATGATATGATTGACGACATCGAAGCCGATGAAGAAGGTCTATCAATGGAAGATGAGCATGAAGATGACGAAGACATGGAAGACCGTGTTGTAGATCTAGAAGATGCTCTTGACGAATTGAAAGCAGAATTTGAAGCACTTATGGGTGGTGATGATGCTGCTGACGACGGCGACGCAATGGACATGGAGCCAGAAATGGACATGGATATGGACATGGGCGACGAAGAAGGTGAAGAAGAAGATGAAATGGAATCAGTCGAAGAGGAGACTGAGGAAATGGTTCGCGAATACACTGAAAAGGCACCAGCGCCTGTAACAAGTGAAGAAGGCGATGGATCAGCAGGTCCAGTTGCTGGAAAGAACGACATGGGCGGCAAAGCAGTTGACATGACTGGTGAAGAGTCAGGTGCACCAACCCCAACTTCAACAACACAAACAGATGCGCAAAATCCAAAAGGCGCAACAATGAGTAAAGCATAATTTCTATGTTATACTTGAGAGAAAACCTAACTTACCAAGAAGCAAATGTTGTTGTTGAAGCAGCAGAAAATTCTATGGGCGGCAAGGATCTCTACATGAAAGGCATTTGTATTCAGGGCGGGGTTAAAAACGCAAACGAGCGTGTTTACCCCGTTGCTGAGATTACTGATGCTGTAACTACCATCAACGAGCAGATTAAAAACGGTAACAGCGTTTTAGGCGAAGTTGACCATCCAGATGATCTTAAAATTAACCTTGATCGAGTATCACATATGATTGAGAGTATGTGGATGGATGGACCTAACGGATATGGTAAATTGAAGATTCTTGAAACACCCATGGGTCAACTTGTGAAAACAATGATCGAGGGTGGAGTAAAATTAGGAGTCAGTAGCAGAGGCAGTGGAAACGTAAGCGAATCCACTGGACAGGTTGCTGATTTTGAAATTGTCACAGTAGATGTTGTGGCACAACCCAGTGCACCAAACGCATACCCAGTAGCGATTTATGAAGGACTACTTAACATGCGTGGGGGGCATAAAGTGCTTGACATGGCTCGCGAAGCAAGCGGCGATGCCAAAGTACAAAAATACCTGAAAGAAGAGATGACTCGACTTATCAGGGACTTAAAGATCTAGGAGATCAAAATGCTAGATGCTATCAAACCACTTTTGGATAGCGACCTTGTAAATGAGGAAACTCGCTCTGAAATTGCTGAACAATGGGAAGCAAAGATGAACGAAACTCGTACACAAGTTACTGCAGAACTTCGCGAGGAGTTTGCACAACGCTATGAGCATGATAAATCTACTATGGTTGAAGCCTTAGATCGTATGGTTACTGAAGGTCTAACTACTGAGATTGCTGCTATCGCTGAAGAGCGTAAAGCAATTACAGAAGATCGTGCCAAGTTTGTTGCAAGAATGCAAGAATCAAGTGGTACGTTTGACCAATTTTTAGTGAAAACACTAAGTGAAGAGATTAAGGAATTAAAATCTGAAAGAGCAGATCAGCAAGCACTTGTAGGCAAACTCGAAGAGTTTGTTACTGCACAACTTGCAGAAGAAATTTCAGACTTCCAAAAAGATCGCAACGATGTTGTTGAAACTAAGGTTCGTTTAGTTAAAGAAGCTCGTACAAAGTTTGATGAACTTAAAACTAAGTTTGTTAAGCATACAAGCAAAGCAGTAAACGAAGCAGTAACAGGCTATCTAAAAGGTGAAATGACTCAACTTAAAGAAGATATTCAAATCGCAAAAGAAAATACTTTCGGACGTAAAATATTCGAGACTTTTGCATCAGAATTTTCTACAAGTCACTTAAACGAAAATCAAAAAATTAAGGAACTAGAAGCAGCAGTACAAGCGGCTGCCGCAGAAGTTACTCAAGTAAATGAGAGTCTTGAAGAGAAGTCAAAGTTAGTTGAGAGCAAGGAGCAAGAAATTGCTTTGATTAATGAGGGTGTAGAGCGTAAAGAAACACTAAACACACTTCTTAAGCCACTCAACAAAGATAAGGCAGCAATTATGACTGACTTACTAGAAAGCGTACAGACTTCAAAGTTGAAGCCTGCTTTCGATCGTTATCTACCAGCAGTGCTGGACGGCAAATCAATGATTAAGGAATCTAAGAAAGAAACCATCACAGAAAGTCGCACAGAGGTTACAGGTAACAAAGAACAAAAAACAGTCCAAGTGGAAGAAGGAAACGATAATATCGTTGACATCCGTAAACTTGCTGGCTTAGCGAAATAAAGTACAACAGAGGAGACAATTAATGTCAGACGTACTATTAGAAAGCCGTTGGGATGATACCAAAGACGCACTTCTTGAAGGTCTAGAAGGTAATCGCCGCAACAGCATGAGTGTTGTTTTAGAAAACACTCGCAAATACTTGAAAGAGGCAGCAACTTCAGGCGCATCAGCATCAGGTAACGTAGCAACACTTAACCGTGTTATTCTTCCAGTTATCCGTCGTGTAATGCCAACAGTTATTGCTAACGAAATCGTTGGTGTTCAACCACTAACAAGCCCTGTATCACAAATCCACACTCTACGTGTTCGTTATGCTGATACAGTAGCCGGCGATGCGGCCGCAGACGGCGCATCAGCAGGTGAAGAAGCACTATCACCATTTAAGGTTGCTACTGCTTATTCAGGAACAAGTGCAGGTAAAGCAAG